TCATGTTGAATAGTTAATCTATATAATGTTTGTCTGTTTCTTCCGTCTTTTTGCTTATAATTTTGTGCTTTATAATTTGTTATACATTTATTTAATTGGTTTTCAATAATTCTTTTTTTATAAAGAATTACATCTTCCTTTACTTGTCCACATCCAAATCTTCTATGTGATGTATTATGTACATAAGAATCTCCTAACATAGTTCCATAAATAAATGCTTTAAATTCACTTGATTTTAATTGATTCATAATTTATACCTTTCCGTTAACTCAGTTAACTTTCGTCTTTTTCTTAAAGAAACCTTAGTCGTTGAACTTTCTTCCCATAGGGAAGCTTAGCTGCTGATTGTCCAATCTTTTAGATTTTCAAACATTCACGCTCACCTTTGCAGGTCACGTTGTAGTTCTAAAAGCTCTAAGGAGATTCCAGCAATTCACGCACTTTTAAATCCGCATGTTAAATTGAATAGGTTAACGGATTCATTCCTCTAGCTAATGGATGTCTTTTCTTAAGTTCACTTTCATTCATAAATCCAGGTTCACCAAAGTTTTTAATATTTTCCATTAGTGCTTGTACTTCTTCAAAAGTTGGTTCATAACCATCTTCAATAACCATTGTATTATTTGAGATCCAGTAATGTGATATTTTTCGATCACTGAAATCAACAAAATTAGTTTTAGCTGTTGCCATTTCGGTATCATCATGAGAGAATAACGAAATCATTGCACTTCTACGAACTCCACCGACAACAATAGCTTCGGCAATTGAGTTTGCTATGTGCATAATATGTATAGGACGAATTTTTCCATCCACCATTTTCTTAGTTAATACATTACCATGACTATCTCTATAATCACTAGTAATTACCTCATGAATTTTTTGAATTGCTTGAATAAATGGTTCTGCTCCTGAAGCATAGCCCCCAAAAGTTTTGAGCGGTTCTCCACTTGGTCGAATGTTATTAAATACCATTCTGATATTTTTATAATCATGCTCGTATTCATAACTCATATATTTTAAGAATTCAGTTATAGCTTTTCCCCAACCTTCTCTGCTGTCACCAACAATAATTGAGATTGTTCCATTAAGTTTTAACACTTGAGTTTTATCTTTTCTCATTGTTTTTGGTAAAGGATTGTAAGGAACTGTTTGTAATCGTATGTCATCTCTAAATTTTGGAAGTTTATCTGCAACATCCCATGTATTTCTGTATCCAACACCAGCTCCTACTGATAACAAATATAAGATATCATAAAAAGCATCAAGCGTATCTGGTTCAATAAATGAACAATTAAATAAACTTAAAGGGAACTTTTCTGCTGCTGAACTTCCACCTGTAAACATTGCACGTCCACTAAGAAATGAACGTAAATTAAATTGCATATCGAACATTTGTTCTGCTTCTTTTTTCAAGAATTGCATAACATCTTCGTCTCTAGATCTTATATCCATATTGATATTGTGATCTACAGCTCTAATTGTTGTTTCTTTAAATGTTTCTCGGCGTCCTAATTCAATAACGTCTCGACTATATGTTCTCAAGTAAGTAAACTTACTAATTGGACTCATATGTTCTGGGTAATTGTCATAGTTGATTAAAAAACTAGGTGCTAAGTATTCTGAACTGTAGACAACATCTTTCAATGATTCTCTACGCTTTGATCTAGCATTTCGTCGTAGTATGTAGTGTTCAACTGCCTCTGGATATTCCTTAATAGCATATTGAACTTTGTTTTGTATTTCTTCAATGCCAATTCCTTCATAAACATGAACTGATTTTGCCATAGCTTTTATGTCGTCAAATAATTCTCGTGCTTTTTCACGGCCATAAGTTTCTTTAAAAGCCTTGTATATAGCATCCTCAATTTTTCTCATGTTAAATTCTTGTAATTCACCAGTTCTTTTTCGTATGAACATATTTTGTCATCCTTTCTACAATTTCATAAAAACGGATAAAACTAATATATCTTTGTAGTAGCGTTGTATATCTCTTTCTGGACATTTTATTAAATTTTTTAGAAAAGAAATTTTAACACTCACTATAAAATATATCATCTTTGGTTTTTTGAAATTGAATGGAAATTTCCATCAAATTAATTATTAATTTATTGTTTAGCTCAAATTCTTTGTTTTAAATTATATATCTTTTTCAAAAATATTAAACAAAAAAAGAAGAACCGTAGTTCTTCTTATATTTAAGTTTATCTTTCTCTCCATAGATGAGCAAACTCAGGGAGACTCCCTAAATCTAACTCGATATACAGAGCTTCATAATTCCTGCTATAAAGTTCACAATTTTTTATCTTTTCGTTTGTATTAAAATCGATATATTTAAAATATTCTTGAACAGCTCTTAGCATTCTTGCTGAATACTCATCATCTAATTTGATATAGAAATCAAATATTTCTTGATCTTCATCAATGTCACAATGCATTTTAAACATTTCTACTTCCTTGCTGTCATAAGCCTTAATTCGTCCAACTTTTACAAAATTACTAGTAAAAGTAGAAGGAGCTGGAGCTACAAAAATCTTTCCGAATTCTTGGACTGAAAGAAGTGGTCTTTTTTCTTCATATAATGCAATGTCAATGGATGTTTTCAATCTCTCTAAATCCAAAGGATTCTTTAAATTTACTTCAACAACGTCATTTTTTTCTTCTTCTAAATAAAGTGTATCATCAATTCCTTTAACAATAACATTTCCACTTTCGATGTTATATGTATTTCCATACATAGGAACCATCATTTGAAACTCATCATCCATTTGAATAATCGCAACAACAAAATCTTCGATTTCATTATTACTGTCAGAATAAGCTCTAAGTAAAATATAATTATCATTATGCTCTAAGTACTCAAGTTTATCAATACTTTGAAGCGCTGGAGCTAAGTTATAACCCTGTAACGTTGCAAACATTGAAAGATCATAAGATCCTTCGCCATAAACATCTTTGAAATTTTCATATATATCTTCAGATGCTGTATGTTTAATAAAACCAAATGAGTCTTCTTGAGTAATAATTTCATACTCATAAGAATCTGATAATAAATTATCTATTTCTTCCTCTTTTTCACCGATTTCACTATTACTAACTATATTTTTTGTATTTTTCTTTGTAATTTTTTCAATTCGCTTTATTAAATCATTAGCGTCTTGTTGACTCACACCTAACGTAGACATAAATTCAGATATCATACTTTGTGGGTTAGTTGGGTCTATACCTGCAAATGGATTTGTTGATTGTTGTTTTGGAACATGGTTTCCTTCTAAAAATTTATCTAGAATTATTTTTAATCCCATGATATCTAATTGAAAACCACTTTCGTCATCTTCAACAGGGTGCATATGGGGTTTTATTTGTTTTATAAATTCTGGATCAGTACCAGTGATTAACAAATTTGAAAATTCTTTCATTGCATAATCTAGCTGTTCCTGAGTCACACCAAACGTCTGACTGATTTGATTGAGTACTGCATCTTTTTCTGAAGAATCAAAGCCTGATTCAGCATTGATATTACTATCATCGCCAAAATCAATTTCTTCATTTTCAGGCATACCACTAATTTCAGCATGTATGTTATTGTTGTTATCTTTTTCATCATCGAATAAATCCATAGTGTCCTCCTCTCAAAATAAAGAAAGAGGGATTAGATCCCTCTTATTCTTCTAATGCGTGTGTTACAATTTCATCAATTAATCCATATTCTTTTGCATCTTCTGAAAACATCCAATTGTCTACAAGAATAGCTTTCTTGATTTGAGCTACAGTTTTACCTGTTGCTTTTGCAAGAAATTTATTTGCTCTAATATTCAATTTTTCTGAAAATTTTGCATAAGATTGAAAATTTGATGTTGTTCCTTCATTGCCATTTGATCCTTCATGAATCAAAATAACACTGTTTGGTAACGAAAATCTTTTACCCTTTTGACCAGCAGCTAAAATTAAAGCTCCCATTGATGCTGCCATTCCACGAGCAATTGTATAAACTGGTGCTTCGATAAAATTCATTGCATCTATAATAGCCATTCCATCAATAACACTACCGCCAGGACTATTAATATACATTTGAATTGGACTTTTTCTATCAAGTTCATTTAAATGAAATAATGTTTGAATAATATAACTTGCTAATGCAGGATCCACTTTACCTTCTAAGTGAATAACCCTACTGTCTATTTGTGCTTTTTGAATATCATATTTTGGTTGTGCATAATTACTAGTAAGCTTTTCCGGTTTATTCATAATTTAATTCCTCCCTCTTTATAAAAAATAAGGCAGACATTATGTCTGCCTTATTATATTTTTTAGTATTTATTCATTATCTGATGGTAAGATTAAACTTAGCCCATCTTCGCCAGCGATAACTTCTGGTAAAATTCCATCCCAAGTATCATAATATAATTGTGTTAATATGATATTAGAAACTTCTTGAATAGTTAAGAATCCACCATCACTAGTTTGAGTGATAAAGTCATCTGTTAAATCTAATGGAGTACCATTATCATTTGTTATCATTGTTATACTTGCTTCAAATGCAGCTCTTTCAATGTCATCAGCGAATTGACCAATATACATTGTATTAATCGCATTTACAGTAACAGAATTCAATAATGTTTGAGCAGTAGAAGTACCTTCAGCTCTAGTTACATCAGCTGTTGCTTGAGCAATAGCCATTGCAATGTTTTGTGCATTTAAAACTTCTTGAATTTCTAAAGCTTCATTAGCTTGAACAACAGCAATTTCTTTTTCTGTAGCAGCTTTAATTAAATCTTGTTCAGCAACTACTTTTGCATCAATTGAATCTTGGAAAGTAATTGTAAAGTTAATATTTGTTAAATATGCTGCTGTAAGTATTACTGGAAGCGGGTCATCACCAGAAGCAAGTTGTGTTCTGATATCATTTTCAATTTCTCCAGATAGTACAGCACGGTTTTCAATAAGTCCGTCTGGCGTATATTTTGATATAGTTCCTTTAACTTCAGCGATTAATAATGAACTTAATTTAGTTTGTACTGCATCAATATTGCCACCGAAAACTTCATAAATTTGTGCGGCATTAGTTACATCAATTTTATATTGAACTGTTACCAATGCAAATACATCTTGACCAGTACTAGCCCAACATGAAATTTCCAAATGATCAACATTATCATATCGGATTTCTTGAACTTCAGTTGAATATTTATTATATTTGTCTAATGGGTTCTTGACCTTAAGGCCTGGTTCATTAACTACTTCTTGAACTTCGCCAAAACGTGTTACAACTGCAACTTCAGTTGCGTCTACTGTTGTAAACATACCAAATAAAATTATTAACAATGCTAATGGTGCCAACAATTGTAATTTATTAAGTTTAAAACCAAATTTACTGCTAGTTTTTTCAACATCTTCAATTTCATTTGTTGTATAATTGCGTTTACGTTCTATATATTTATATTCATGATCCCCTAATCCTAAACCTATGAATACTGCTATCATTACAATAACTGCTAAAATAATTAATACCATAATTGCCTCCCTCTTTAAAATACAAGAGAACCCTTGGGTTCTCTTATTTAATTTCTACTAATTTTTTATTTTGAATTTTTTCTCTTAACTTTTTTTCTAATCGATCATAAACCTTAGAAATTTGTTTCTTAACAGCTTTCTTTAGTCCACGCGCCCCGTAACTTTCGATATTTGCTTCTTTGATAATTTCAGCAATGTCAGTTTTACTAAACTTAACGTCATTCTTAGTGACAGTATTAGCAACATATACTTTTCTATATCTTTCGATAAGTTGTTCAGCAATATCATTAGTTAATCCTGCGTAAACGATTATTTCGTCAAGACGATTAATGAACTCTGGACGAAAGTGTTTTTCAACAGCTTCACGGATTTCCATTGAGCTTGTTCTATGTCTAACAACACCTTGACCTTTAGCTTTTGCAAAGTCTTTATCATAACCTAAGTTAGTTGTAAAGATAACTAATGCATTTCTAAAGCTTACACGGTTTCCGTGGTTGTCAGTCATTTCTCCTGTATCTAAGATGTTTAGTAATGCGTCAAATACTTTATCAGCCATTTTTTCACATTCATCAAATAATACAACAGAACTTGGATATTGCTTAATCATTGAAACTAATCCAGATTCATCATCAGAACCGATGTATCCAGGTGCTGATCCAGTGATTTTAGTTATATCCATGTCATTACTATATTCTCCACCATTGATTTTGATGAAGTTCTTTTCAGAACCAAAGAATACTTTTGAAATGATTTTTGCAGTCTCTGTCTTACCTACACCAGTTGGTCCAGCTAAAATAACTGAGCCTAGTGGCTGTTCAGGATCAACAAGTCCGCGGTCAATACGTTTTAATATTTTTACAACGTCTGTTAAAGCTGCATCTTGACCTAAAATGAAATCAAATAATGCTTTTTCACTATCAGTTGCTTTAGTTTCAGAAATGTTAATATTATATTTTACTTTGATAGCATTTCGAATATCTTCAGTCATCACTATTTCTCCATCTTCATTGAAAACAGTTGAGTTAGCAAATGCAAGTTCAAGCATATTAATAGCTTTTGCAGGATTTGCTTGGTCTAGTGTATATTTTTCAGAATAATCTAATACTTTTTGGATTAAATCTTTGTCTGAACCATGTTTACCAAAGAACTCTTCAATACCAGGTTGAACACCTTTAAGTATTTGATAAGTTTCTTCTTTTGATGGTTCAATGATATTTACTCTATGGAATCTTCTTTCTAGTGCTTTGTCCTTGCTGATGTTCTTTTGATATTCATCAGTAGTCGTTGCCCAGATCATTTGTATTTCTCCACGAGTAATAAATGGTTTTAAAATGTTTCCAGCACTCGCAGCGCCTTCAGCATCACCAAGTTTAACCATCATATGTGCTTCATCAATAAATAGAATAACTTCAGGATTGGCAATAACCAACTTGATAATATTCATTAATTTTGCTTCCATATCTCCACGATATCTAGTACCAGCAACTAATTGGCCAGCATCTAATTGATATATGATTTTGTTGTGGAATTTCTTGATTGTATTTTTGTTGATAATTCGTTTTACAAATTCATATACTGAAACAGTTTTACCAGTTCCAGCAAGACCAACAAGAATAACATTATTAATTGATTTCCCTGATAAACCAAGTTGAATTTGATTTACTGCATTATCAGCGCCAACGACAAATGGTTTGCTCTCCCTTACGTACTTATTAAGATTTACTAATTCAGGAACTTTCTCTAATGCTGCAATTTCTTGCTTTGCAATTTTAACATTGAATGCATCAGCCATTTTTTCAGCTAATTCATCAACTTTTTGAGAAGCATTCGCTGATGTACTTTTTAATACATATTCAAGGATATCTCTTAAAATAAAGCTACTGTCTGAAAATAGAACTTTGATTAAATCTTCAACTTGCATTTGACGCTTTTGTTTACTTGCATCTAATTTTAAGTTTCTACGAACAGTTTGTCCTTCTTCATGCCACTCAACCTTATATGTTTCTCCACTAATTTTAAGGCCAGGATATAATTCTAAAAACATTTCTGTAAAATTTTCTCCTGTAATTCCATATTCTTTAAGAATACCTGAAAAGTTTTCATAACTCTCAGTATAACGATCTTTTTCTTTATTTGCATTTAGAAATCTTGCAGTTGCTAAGAATAAATGTGGAGTTCCAATCCACGATTGATAATTATTAACTGCCTCATTTCCAGCTTTTTGTGATATAAGTTCAATATCTGGTGATAACGCTTTTACGCCCATTTAATATCCTCCCTTTCTTAAAAACCTAAGCCAGTTTTTTTGTCATTGCCATCTTCTGGTTTAACTATTACCGCTTTGTTTTTACTTTCAAATTCTCTTAAATCATTGAAAGACATTTCTTTAACCGTACTTTTGATTTCATCAATTCTTTCAAGAATTTCATCTTCTGTAAGCTCTGGTGCTTCTTCATCAATTTCGCCTTCAAAATTCATAGGTGATATTAATGCTTCTAAATCTACAACAGCTCCAACATATCTCGATAGTATTGAGAAATTTGCTCTGAATTCTGCTTCTTCTTTATATTCGATATTCTTTTTTGCTATTTTAACAACATCACTAATTTGATTTAATATTTCTAATTTCGCTTCTTCAACGGGTCCAATAGCATTTTCATCATCTAGTTCCTCGTTGCTAAGGGTAAAATCATCATAATCCATAAGTATTCCTCCTTTAAAGATAAAGAGGGACATAGAAATATCCCTCTTTTGTTATTTTAATAACCTTTTTTCTTATTCATTTTAACCCAATCTGCATCTTTTTTTAATGCTTTTACTTCACCGAATGGTTCAGCTAATGATAGGTTTTCTTCACTATCAATAACGATCCATAAGTTTCTTAATGTTCTAGGTTTAGGAATTTCACTATCTCCATAACCATCTGTAAAGTATACCATTAATGCATTTCGGTATTGATTTGATTCATTGATATGTTCAATTACAGGTATGAATGAAGTTCCTCCACGGCCTGTAAATTTTGTATGAATATCCGATGGATTCTTAGCTGTATAGATTGCTCCAATAGCTGAATCACATTCGATGATTGTTACTTTTGTATCATAATCTTTAACAATGCTAAAGATTTCATTTGTAACATATTCAAGATCTTCCGCTGACATTGAACCTGAAGTATCAATTGCTAATACTATTTCAATATGTCTTTTTGGAAGTTTACCAGATAAATCTGGACGGTATGGTTGACGCCTATTAAGACGTGTTTTAGTTCTTCTATAAGGTACAGGAACTGTTCCTAAATATTTCTTTAGAATTTGTTTCCAAGAAATCTCTGGTTTTCTAAGCAAAAATTTAATTTGCTCTTGTAATCCAGCAGGCATTAGGCCTCTTGCACGATCATCTAATTTACTATAAACATCTCCGATTAAGCCTTTAATACGATCTTTAGCGTCTTCAGAATCAACTTGTTCCCATTGATGAGGTTGTTGTCCATTATTATTATTTTCGGTTGCAGGAGAATCTCCATCACCGTCTTCACCTTGACCAGGTGCTGTCATGCCCATTCCTTGACCTTCGCCTTGACCTTCGCCTTCTTCAGGTGGTGGTAAAGGTGGTCCAAATTGTTTTAGGAATCTATAATAATAATCCATAGAACTATCATCTTTTGGTGTTCTATGTGTTTCTTCGTTTATTTTAGCTGTGGTATAGGTTCCTCTAGGAAGTCTTAACCTAGCAGATGCATCATCTTTATCTAATCTAACATCATGTTGTACCATAGATGCGATTGATGCGCTAGAACCTTTTTCTAAATTCATGTGATTTTCTTTATCCATTTCAGCATTTAAATCACCGAATGTTGCTGGATGTTCGTATACCAATCTGAATATTTCAGAAACTACAAGTGCTGTAAATTCTGAATAAGAATATTTTGCTAGGAACATAGGATTAAATAGTAATTCAATTGGTTCTTTTGAAACATCTAAATCCATTGGTCCTCTAAGATTAAATTTAATCTTTGTAGTAACGCTAGTTAAAACAGCGCCATAAAACACGTCATAAGCCATAATCAAGTGAATTTTTTCAAATTCGATTACTTGCTCAAATGCTTCTTGTAAAGGAGGAAGTATATTTTTGTCTACTTCCCCTTCATTTATTATCGCAGAAGCCTCAGCTTGAGTTACAAGATCACGACAGATATTGTATATTGTTAAAATATTTGCTTTTTTCTCTGCCATTTCGGCCCCCTATTCTTTCATTAATGATTTAAGTGATGAATCAAAATCAACAAGTTGTTTTAATACATCTTTTGAAAAGCATTTTGAAATTTTAGAAAATACGTTTTTACCATCTTTTGCAACAATGTAATCGACATTAGCAATTTTCTTAGCGAATGTGATAGTTGTTGAATCATCAAGCATTTTTACGAATTCTGAAATTTGACTTTTGTAGTTATTGTATTGTTTTGCAATTTTGATGTCTGCCATTTTTTTCTTTTGTTCAAAATCTACAATAGTTTCAGCAATATGATATACTACAGTATCTGCAGTAATTTTTCTACGTAATTGCCCCTGTTTTGCGAATTTATCTTTGATTTCTTTAGAAATATCTGTAGTTCTGCCATTGATAATATCCATTGGTTTAATAATAGTTGAAGTATCTTGCATGTTACGAATAAATGCACGTCCAGCAACTTGCCCAACTTTACCAATAATCATTTTTTCCATATCTTTTGAAGATTCATCTCTTTCTGATCTTGTAAGCAAAGTTGTATTATGGAAGATACTAAAGCTATCTACGATGTATGCAACCATTTCCCAAGAACGTGGAGATGGATGTTGTTCATCCATATCTTTATGCGAATTATCTTTGTTCATAAATTGAGATTCATCTACTGCAACTGCATTAATTACTTCATGGTTAAGCCCTTTATCTAAAGCGTAATCTACCCAATCAACTAATTTTGCGTCTACAACGATTTTTAAGAATCTATCTTTTTGTGCATCATCCATTTCATTAGTAGCATATGTACTATTTTGAGATGAAGGATTTACTGCACCAAGCATAGAAACCCACCAAGGAATATCGTACCCATTAATATTTCTATTTAATACAATGTTCATTAATTCTTTCATTGTTTGAGGTTCTGTTCTGTTTAACTCATCAATAAAGAATAATACTGGTTTAATTTCTCCAGATTCAACTAATTCGATTTTAAGTTCTGGTGGTAATTTTGAGCCAAATTTAAATTTGTTAACTTCACCACTGACAATATTATCCATTTTTGAATTTACTGGAAGTGTTTTAAGAAGTGTTCCTAATTTACCAGCAGCTTTTTGCTTAGCAGTTGGGATATCGCGAATTTCAATTCCTTTGTCTGTTAATTTAATTCTTCCGTTTAAGAAACCTTCATTTGTTGCTTTACGATAATATTCTTCTTCTAAAGACATAATACTATTTGTTATATAATACGGAACGAAACGAACTTCAGTTCCCCCATTTTGTGTTGGACTTGCGAATGGTAGGCCTGTTACTTCTCCCTCTTTCAATGATCCACCTTCGACTACTAATGCGTAACCGCCTAATTCTCTTGCAGCTGCATTGACAATTTCTGTTTTACCAATACCGTGTGGTCCTGATAAAAGAACAGTAATGCCTTTTCCTGGTGGTGTAATTAGGTTTGTTAAATACCCTCTCTTCACCAATCTTTTTCCTGCTTTAATAGTTGCCATTTGTTTCCTCCTTATGTTTTTTGTATTTGGAATAATTAAAACTTAACTATTCCACTAACTCGGTTTTATAATATATTATTAAAAGTACATTTAAAAACATACAACCTATATTAACTAAGTTGTATGTTTGTATAATCAGTATTTTCGTGAAAAATTTTGTGCTTATTATTTGGTGTTTGTTTCTTTATCATTTCAATTATCTCTAAAAATTTATCAAAGTCATTATCATATAACTTTAAGTAATTGAAATTCGATTTTTTAATTGCGGCATCTTGAGCTTTCTCAATATCAAGATCTCTCAATCTATAATGCTTATTATCAGACGCTTTTACATTCACTATAAGATTTAAACTAGTAATATAAAAATCTGGAATATGAAATCTTTGTTTTTTGTCTTCACCTATATATGGAAATGTCATTGGAGCTGGACCCATGATGTCTCCGGGATTAGCTCAATCTACATATACATCTAAATATTCAAGAAATTTTCTTTCATAGCTTCCAGTATACTGTGTTTTCTTTCCAACATTTCATTTATATTCTCCGGAAATACTTCGGCTTGCAAGCATTTTCTTTTGTTGATCTGGTTCATCTAGTATAGTATCTTTACCATATCTTCGAATCATATTTTTTCTAAAATATTCTCGATACATTTTTCTAGCATGGTCGTCTGCAAATCTTTCGTATCTTCCCGTTACAATATTAAATTTCGTTGCTTTACCAGTCATTACACACTTTCCATTTTCTTTTGTTAGCGCATATTTATTACGCCAATTAAATTCAATTTGTTGTGCAGGTAAACCATGTAGCTCGTCTTTGTGATCTTTTTCCATATGACCGTATAATGCATCAACAACTATATAGCTCTTTTTGCAAAATGGACACTTGTGTAATTTAGCCATATTCTCACCTCAATTTTCATATAATTATATAATTAATTGTTCCTATTCTAACGCTTTTTAGATTAAAAAGTGTCAAAATAGACTGAAGAGAGGGCCTATTTTGACGTTCAAAGAGAAATGAAGAAAGAAACTATGAAGAGATATACAATGGGACTCTAATCCCATTAATAATTTGTTCTAAAATTATTATTGTAATTTCAACCATAATTCTAATTCAGTTTTACCTTTAACACGCTTTAAAAATTTTTTAGTTTTTGTTGTATATGCAAATCGTAGTTTTGCATATTTATCAGTTATTGTAGACATTATTTCAAAAATAATATCTTCGTCGATAACATCCTGATGCATTACTAGTCTATATCGATTTGTTATATCAGTTCTATCTCCGCACATTGGGACACTTCGTTTAGCTATAAAATTCCCATTATTTATAATTTCCATAAGCTCTTTCTTTGAAAATTGAACTATTGTAGCTCCGCCAAGTACTCTGTATGGTTCTATTTTTCCATTTAATACACATTCCATAATTAACTTCTTAGAAGAATGATTAATATCTAAATTTCCTAAAACTGTGCCAATTATAGTCTTTGATACTTTATTATTAAATATGCTAAATAATTCGTCTAATGTATATTGTTTGTTAAAGCCAATATATTTTAAATCAATATTTCTAGTTCCAACATAAAACTCTGAATAATATGGATGAGTATTATGACCCTTTCCTCCACCATAATTACTTGCTAATATAATGCTTGTAATTAACTCAAGTTTAAGTTGAGATGGAATTTTTCTTTCAAGTACAATATGTGTTGGGCCTACATTTTGTGGTACAAATTTTCTTTTATTAAAAGATTCAATAAGCTTTCTAACACTTGCTACAGTTGGTCTTCGTATGCTATAGTATTTTATAGTTTTATCCCAATGGCTTTTTGTTTTAAAAATTATTTTGTCTTCTAATTTAGTATTGCCCATTATAGTTTTTGTAATTCGTTTAAATTCTATATCAGTAAATATATTAGTTCTAATGTATTTCATAAATTCTCCTAAACTAACAATCTAAATAATGGTATTAAGTAATTAATATAATTATAAACTATGTCAATATCATCCAAAAGATCATCTGGAAGGTCTTTTAATTTATAACCGTTAATACTAAATTCACCAGTATCTAGATTTCTATAAGTATTTTTGTCTAATTCCCTTGTAAGATATCTACTACGATATTTTTTTAAATATGCAAACATTTGGTCTGGCATAAGTTTTTCAGCCATTTTTAAAATGTTCTTTATATCTTTTAATAAGTAAGCATCTTGCAATTCTTGGTTCTCTTTACCAATTCCTTTTACTGTTAATTTTTCTGTATAAGCTGAATAATAAAATTCTTTATTATTTAAATAACAATATGATGTATACTCGTCTTTAGCTCTGAATTCAAATATTTCCCGAATTACTAATGCTTTCGGGTCCTTTTTAATCAAGAATAACGCATCTTTTTTAATTGATAAAACATCAGCTTCTTCAATATCATTTAACATTGCAAAGTCCTTACGAATATCTATAAGAGTATTGATTAGCTCTTCACCAATATTCGGATGCTTTCGAATTTGTTTTCCAATATAGATATTTCGATCTTTATTGGGCATCTTCTCAAGTTTGTCAATGATATCACTTGGAAGAAGTTTTTTATATCGTAGAGTTGTAAATCCAGCGGATCTAATATCATACTCAACGATCTTTGTATTTTTAATGTATTCAATATCTTTGTTAAGATAATTGGTTCGTTCCATTAATTTTATTGCTGCCAAGTGTTCTCATCTCCTTTATATTTCTGTTTCGAATTTTATATTGTTAACAATAACTTCGCCAGTGGTTCCCATTGCAATATAAGAATTTTTAAGGTGTGTGAAAAAATCATTTCTAAAAATTATAGATTCTTTTCTAACAGCCTTTTCAAATTTATCTATGAAAATATCTACAGCCGTTTCTATGCCATCAATAAATATCTTTCTCATTTACTTACTCGTTAACCATGCATCAAAAACAATATCAGTCATGTTTAATAAAGTTGGTGATAACATATAAAATTCTAATCCATTAAATACCATATCAGAAGTTACATTTGTTTTCATATCTAATATTTTTAATGTATGATTTTCAGTTATTCCAGGTGATGTTCTACCTGGAAGTTTTATAATTAATAATTCAGGAAACTTTACATTTACTTTGTGCTCTAAGCTTATTGTGATAAGTCCTAATGTTTCATTTGAACTATCTAAGACTTTCCATACAGTTTCTCCAGAATGACTAGTCCTAATCGATCTGCCATATTTACTATATAATTTAGTTGCTAATTTATCTGTTTTATTCATTGTCATCTATCATTTCAACAGTACAATAAGAATCTTCCATCTCTAATGCTATTTTTAATATTATTTTTTTCATTTTTCCCCCATAAATTCTAATAATAATCTCTTGTTATTACGAATTTTCTTAAGGTTCTCATGTGATATTTCTATCAATTTAAAAGTCCCTTGATATATATCTTGCACTTTTTCAAGCACAATTTTATTATATTTTTCCTCGTCATGAAAGCTTCTAGCGTCTCTTTCAATTTCAGGTTTTACATTATTGATAAACAGAACTGAAATAGTATCGGCCTCTTTAACCTTTGTAAGTGAATCTAAAAAGCCTTCTATACATGCTACAATTATATTTATCTTAGTTTCATCAAGATCGCAGATAGGTGTTCCGTAACTATATGGAGCAAACTCTTTTTTAACTTGACATATTAAATCTTCATGGCTATCTAAAAAAGCATAATCTTCTTCAGACAGGAAATAATATTCTCTACCTTCTTTTTCATTTAACCTTGTTGGTCTTGTTGTAGTCTGAGTTAACCATTTGTATTTAGAATTAAATTTTTGCAAGTTCTTTGCTAAATTTGTTTTTCCTGAGCCAGATGGTCCTAATATAAATAAATATTCCATTAGTCTTCTAACACTTCGTCAGCCATGTAACCATCAATTATCCTGTCAAATTTTTCTAGAGCCTCATCATTTATTAAATAACCTCCGAGATTTATAATTTTCAAACAGTCATGCATAATCTTAGAGTTTCCAGAAGGATAATCTGCATATAATGGATATTTACGGCTAACTTCTTTTTCATCAGTATATATTATATGAACTTCAGTATCATATACAATCATAACACCTTTGTCATCTTTAAATTCTAATCGTTCCATATTGTCTCCTTATTAAGCCTAATATATAATTTTAGACTATCATCATCCATATCTAACATTGAAATTAATGTAGGACTTTCATATAAAAGATCGTCAGCATACATTACTAAAATTGATTCAGTTTTCATTACTGTAATTTCCATTTTAAAAAATCGTTCAATAATATTTGAATAATTTTCAGTTATTTCAAAATACTCATTAGTTGATGTCATAAAAATACTTCCATTTTCAGGATTAACTAATACTGAAATATCTAAACCAAGAATTTTATTAATTATTTTTAAAATATCTGCAAATCTTCTGGAAAGTTTCATAGTTAATTCTAAAAATTCAGTATATTCAGTATTTAATAGTATTTCAAGTTCTTCATGTGTTTTTTCATCTTTTCTATATTTATGTGATTTAATACATAAATCAATATAATTACTTTCTAATTCATTTATTAAATTCTTATATTCATCTTCCATACTTTCCTCCTTAGATAAGTCTAAATAATAGTTTAATAGATTCTAGATCTTCATCTTTTATTCTTTTTAAATCTAATCGCAAACCTTTTTCAATTTTCTTTTTAAGCCGATCATCCATAGTACTTGAAATTTCTATAATATGATCTAAGTCTGTATATTTTATATTTTTAGTTTCAAGATCTCGTATATACGCGTGTTCACCATATGTCTTTACATAATATGGATGCACAGTTTTTATATATTTAGCAATATAATGATTATAAACTGTTTTAGATACAAAAACGTCACCTAATACAAGTGGTTCATTTAATTTTATTAGAAAATCTTCGAAAATAATATTGCTAAAATCATTTTGCATTGATGATAACTTTTTCCCTGCTAAAAGAAAATATGCATAGTTCTCTAATAATTTTTTTAAATCTTCATCTGTTAAATCAGATTTTTTAAATTTAGTCTTTGCAAATCGAATAGGTTTGTTATTTGCATTTTGATATAAAATATCATGTTTTATAAATTTATTTAATAGTGTATTATTCATTGCATTAATTATGTTTTTCTTTTTGTACATTTGTGCCCTTCCCTATTTAAGTGCCTTTTTTGCTAGTTCATCACATAATTCATTAAACGGATTTTTAGCATGCCCCTTAGTCCATTTAAATAAAATTATTGTATTTGAATCTTCAGCTAATTTATAAATTTCCTGTATAAGTTCTTTATTTTTTATTTCTTTTTTAGCATGTGTTTTAAAGTCGTTATTCTTCCAAGTATAGTACCATTCTCTAAATACTTTAATGCTGTATTCAGAATCAGATATAATTATTTGGTATTTCTTATCACTAAAATTTTTAACTGCATGTTTTAATCCATTTAGTTCGCCTATATTATTTGTCCCATCTTGGACTTTTCCCGATATTTCTTGATACGTATATAACCTTTCAGTGAACATATCTAACAATCCTCGATTGTCTTCTTTGAGTAATTTAGCTACTCCATAGCTTGCTTCATTTGTAGATTTTTTAAAACTACCATCCGAATAAATTATATCAAACTCAGTATCAGTTATTTTTCCTAATACTGAAATATCTAAAAATAATTTCTCAGATGTTAACACCATTCTATTTCCCTCATTAAATAGAACCGCTATTGAATACATCATATCCTCAGTTAATGTAATAACTGAAGTTGTTTTTTCAAATAATCCTTGTTGTAAAAGAATCATTTCATTTGATATATCTTTTGGTTTTTCTAGAATAGGGATAAGTAGCGCATTGTATTTTAGGTCTTTTCCTTTTCCTGGGAGTTGTGTTTTTATCTTTGAGTTAAACGCTAGCTCTTTCATAACCTTATGGTCTAAAAAGCTTTCTATGCTAGTGCTATTGCTTACAAAGATGTTGCATATTAAGTAAGTCATTTTTCATTTCTCCTTTTCGTTAATATAGTCTACTAATATCTCAATTATATAATATATAGATGAAAGAAATATTAAGAAAAGATAAACCCTAAGGTTTATCTTTTTAGTTTATTATTTTTCAGACATTGCATTTTTAACATTATTTGGGCTCGCTTTTGTTATTTTTGCACCTGTTGAAGATTTAGAAGCCTTAGGAGAAGCCTTAGGAGAAGCCTTAACTTCGGCCATTTTAAATCCAGCTTTTCTAGTTGTTCTAATAAATCTTTCTTTCTTTTGGTTTTCCATACCAGCAGCTTTTGAGTCTTTAGTAACTACCTTTTTTGCTTTTTTTAATTGAGCGTATTTTTTTCCAGTATCAAGGGAATTCATATCTTTGTATTTTTGGGCTCCATCTTTGAAATCTATGTTTTTTTGTTTATGGTCTTTACCCATTTTCCGTGCAATTCAAGAGCCTACACCTTCATTTAGAGGATTATAGCCAAATTGTTGTAAGTATTCTACTAATTTAGCAGATTCAACAAGAACTTCTTCAATTTCTTCTTTTTGTTCATGCTCATCTGATCCAAAAGTATCTTTGTTATTCTTTACAGGAGTTAAAAGAGTTCCCTCAGTTTCTTTAGTAGCTTCATTATCAGTTTTTGCAACTTCGCCTTTAGATGTTACTTCATCTTCTAAAAGTTTGAAACCTAGTGCTTCAGCAAGATATGCAAAAGTAAATTTAGTAGTATCAAGTTCTAATTCTTCGAATATATCATTTAAATCTTCCTTAGTATATTCTTCAACAATTACTTCTTCAATTTCTTCTTTTTGTTCATGCTCATCTGATCCAAAAGTATCTTTGTTATCAGAACTAGGAGCTGCCGTTGTTCCCTCAGTTTCTTTAGTAGCTTCATTATCAGTTTTTGCAACTTCGCCTTTAGATGTTACTTCATCTTCTAAAAGTTCAAAACCTAACTCTTCAGCAAGATAGCTAAAAGTATATTTGTTAGTATCAAGTTCTAATTCTTCGAATAAAGCTTTTAATTCAGTTTCAGTATAATCTTTATCTTCAATAATTAATTCTTTTACTTCTTCTTTTTCTTCATGATCTTCAGCTGGGAAGATATTAGTATTACTTAGTTGAACTTTATAAACTTCTGGTGTTTGTTCTTTAGTAGCTTCATTATCAGTTTTTGCAACTTCGCCTTTTAAACTTTCTAGTAAAACTTGTAATTTTTTATTTAACATTGTAATTCCTCCTTATATATCTATATTTTTTAATTTACTTGATCATTTTTTATTTTATTTGGAACTTCTTTTGCTTTAGGTTCTGGAGTGCTAGCATCAACATCATAAGAACTAGGTTTTTGAGTATCTTTGTGTGCAATATTCTTATTTATATCTTGTCTGTTTAGACTTTTTATTTGCTCAGAACGAACTTGCAAAGCTGTTTTTGTTTCTTCAGTTAATTCTAAATATTGATCTTCAACAACATCAGCATCTAGAGATTCTAAAATGTCACCAAAAATAATAGCATCTTCATATGCTTTTTTATCTGTTTCAGAGATATTAATGACCTCTTGTTTTACCTCATTTTTTTGAATTTCTTCATTTAATTTTTTAAATAGCATTATGTTGCCTCCTTTGTATTTTCGTATAAATCATATAATAATTTGTTCCTAGTAGATATTTGATAAACTCAAAAAAAAAAGATAGCCTAAGCTATCTTTTGTTTAATTAATATCAGCTTGATCGATAAGAACTTGTATCAGTTCTTTCTTTCTAAGTTTGGTATATCCTTTAAGTTCTGCATCTTTTGCTAAGCTACGTAGCTCTACAACTGTCATACTATTAAACATATCAGTACAGTCTTGTTCTGTTGTATTTATACTTGCAAGCGTGTTATGTAAATCTATAACTGCATCGTGAAGTTCAACTTCATCCTTAACTTCGTCTTCAAAATTTTTATGTAAAAAACTAAGTTGTGTTGTTTTTGCTTCATCAGCTATAGGCCTTATAGCGTCTACATCATTTGCAGGTTCTACAAAGATTGGTACTATTTCTGGAAATAAGTCCTGTATAGTTTTTGCGGAGTCTAATTCATTTGTATTTATAGAACCTTCTAAAGGATCTAGTACAAATAATTTTTCAGGTTCTGCTTCAATCACGTATATATGATTTTCTGGTATAATTTCAACTTCAACAATTGGCTCAGTTTTCTTTTTAGGTTGCAATGCAACAATAAAGAAAACAATAAGTATAAAAGCAAAAGCTCCGTAAATTATATAATTCTCTAATGGTGAAAGAATTGGAAATAACATATTTTCTCCTTTCTATATTGTTGCAAATATTTGATTTATTTGCATCAGTTTACTTTTACTACTAATTTCTATAAATCTTTTTCCATATTCATCTCTATCACTATATTGCAAAACATATTCTATTTTGTCAGTAGCTTCGTCAAATTTTAGAAATTTTTTCAAAGCTTTTGATAATGATTGAGTTGATAGGATTCTCTTAATTGGAAAGTCTATAAGTGTTTCAGTCATAAACTCCATAGAAATTTCTTGATTTTCGTCTATGTATAATAATAGAGTATCCTCAAATTTTGTAAAATCTAAGTCATAATCATGCCCTAATTTAGGTTTAATTATATCTACAGCTTGAACTATATTAGCGTAAGATATATCTACTTTATTAGAACATAGAAATTCTTTGTTTTCTCCATCACGGTCTTCATATGTAATTTTAAAATAATCGTCAGTACTCTCTAAAGTCTGAATATTCTTTTTGATTACGTCATTCTTAAAGATGTTTATGTAGTCTAATTCAAGAGTTACTTCTTTATTAATTATCCATTCAAGAAATGCATTGTCTGCATTATTTTCAAGTTCTCCATATAAAATGAAGAACGTATCTTTTTTATAATAGAATTTGTTGCCCTTAAAATAAATTTTCTCAACATTATTATTATTTATAAGAGTATATACAAATTTAAAGTATTTAACTACCTCAAATATGTCTTTTTGTGTATATTCATCTTTCATAAAAAACAAGGGCGAAGAAATTAATCTTCGTCCTCTTCATCTTCCTTTCGTTCTATAAGCATTACATCGAGATCCAAAAAGTCACATAACATTGAAAAAGTCGTGTCTAACATAGAATGTCTATGTCGCAAGCCACTAATAATATTATAACCTAATTTTTGCCCTTCTGCATAATCTCCACCTTTAATTTCACTACAATAATTATATAAGTCTGAATAAACTAAATCTTTGAAGTTAATTCTTTCTACAATTGCAGCTTTTAATGGTGAATCATCTGGGTGCGGAACAAAGCTTAAAGCTTTTACTGATGTACTAGGTTTTTTCTTTTTACTAGCTTTCGATCTTTTAACTCTATCAACATTAGCGACTATGGTTGTGAAATCAAAGTTTTTGTTATTATTTTTTTTTGCCATAATCGTCGTTCTCCTTCGTTATCTCTTTCTTATTTCTCATCGTCAAAAATGCTGTTGACTGCATCGGGATCGTTGAAATCAAATTTTGCTACTGGTGTTTCTTCAACGTTCTTCATATTTACGATGTTTTTCTCAATATTACGAGGAGGAAGATTGCCTCTTGTAGTAGGTTGTTGCACTGTATTTCCTTGTGTTGTTTGTGGTTGTGGATCTACAAATTGCCCAGGTGTTACTTCTGGTTGTTGTCTTACAACTGGTGCCACTCTAGGTTTGTAAGAACTTCTTGTTGTTTGAGGTTGGTTATTGTATGTTGGTTTAGATGTAGGTCTAGGTGTATAAGCTTGTGATTGATCTCCACCTTGGCCTTGATTACCATTATTATATGGTTGTGCACCTTGATTGCCATTATACGGTTGTTGAAGTTGTTGATTATTATTGCTGTATTGTGGTTGTCTATATTGTTTATTAGCAGGAGCTTGATACGCAGGAGCTCCACCAGTAGATCCTAGTTCAGAACTAAGATAAAATAGTGATGCTAACTGTGTTTGAATTCCAGCTAAATCAAGATCTGTTACAATACTGTATACTGTTAAAAATTCTTCTGTTGTTAATATTGAAGCATATTCTGAGTCTGAAATTTGAATTGCAATTCCAGGTATTTTACGAATAATGTTTCCTTGGCTGTCAGATTCATCTACTGCAGCAATACCAAAACTAATCCATTTATTATCTTTACCAATACCTTCAATAACGATAGGTTCTTGGTGTAGAGGGTTTACTTGTATGATTCCTTCTACATCTATAAAAGCTTCTCCAGATTGTAAAAGATCTTTAAGTTCGCTCATTGCTTCTCTAATTGGGAATAACTGTGGGAATGATGAATAAAGTTGTTTACTTGCATCGTAAGTATCTCCACGGAATTCATAAATTAAATAAATATTAGGATTCATTTTTAATGTATTAATCGTTTTACCTTGTCTATTTGTATATGTGTTCATGTATATTAGATTTGATGTTGAATTATCAGGTCGTCCTCTTGTGAAAGACCCTTTGATTGTTAATTTAAAATGTGCGATTGTACTATCAAATAGTACCATTTCTAAGTGATCAAATTTTGCTTGCATAATTAATTATTCTCTCCTTGTTTAGTCGTCGTTGTCTATTTCAATTAATTTTTTTACGTTTTTCTTATAAAACCGTTTTCTAAGTTTCATTTGGTTTACGCATGAAGTGTATCCAATGTCTGTTACATCAATTAGTATTGATAACTTATCTTCTCCATATCTCAACCGTCCCATTATTTGCTCAGTTTTAACATCGCTTCCAAAGGGAACAAAGTTTATTAATATTTCTAGATCCTGTACATCAATTGCTTTTCCAAACATTTTGTCATTTGTTATTATTACATTTTTTTGTAATGCTTCTTTTCTGTCAGCTTCTTTAACTTCTCCAATAAATAAACCAACATCTAATTTAAGATTGTCAACAAGATCTTTTTGGAGTTTTTTAATAAGGCTAATTGTCGGTAGCATTATGGCAATTTTCTTGCCACGCTCTTTGAGCTTTAATGTTTCAAATATATTTATAATTACATCCCAAAAGATTTCATAACTATTTTTCTCTAAAAGTGAAGCCCATTTACCTGCGCTAAATCCATATTTTGTTTTTACAGAGATTTGTTCGGCAAGGCTTGGTTTACTATCCATTTTAAAGAGTACAACAGTGTGGTACTTTCGGTTAATAATATCTTTTCCATTAAAATATGGAATTTTTCTAAGAACTTTTCCGTATAAATAATCATCAGTATAACTACTTCTACCTGGAGTTGCTGTTAGATATAATGTATATTCAACATTACTTAAAGCATTTATCATACATACATTCTTAAAATTAACATGTGCTTCATCAAAAACTCTAAATCCAATTTTCAACTTATTTGTAAGTTTATTTACTGAATTAAAATCATCTTTTAGCATATTTGTTAGTGTCATGTGTATTGCAATATAAATCTTTCCAGTGGGTTGTTTCATTTCTGATTCAACAATATCTCCACCTGAAAGTATTACAATATCCTTTTCTTTAACATCTGAATGTTTTAAAAACTGTTCTTTCCATTGTGATGCTAATTCTAATGTATCAACAACAATGAATGGTCGTTTTTTATACTGTGATATTACATTAATAGTTACATAAGTCTTACCAGATCCTGTCGCTAAGGATAAGAAACGATGTCTTATATACTTATCATTCTTCATCTTCATAAGGAATGTGATTGCCTTTTGTTGTAACTCATCTCTAGGCAAATTCTTCATGAGATATAGTGCTTGAGCTGATTTAGATGTTGTTTTATAATTATAAATTACATCTTTATCAGGAAAATAATATTTTAGTTGATATGCTCCCACACTAGATGGGAAGTAAAGATCTGTATCTATTATTGTAAATGCGCTCATCGTATATTTATGACAAACCTTGTCATATATAGAAAACTTGTATCTTACATTTTTAAATGCCTGAGATTCAAGATCTACATTTCTTACAACAATAGAATTTCTTCCAACTTCAATCATATATCCGTATCACCTCGTCTTAATGAAATAAGAAATCCATTAAACTCTCTTCAGTTTTTTCATAAGTATCTAGATTAACAAATTGCTCTGATAATCTTTCGAATGCTAATGATTTAGAAAGTGCGCTATTTAAAACGACTTTGGATACTCTGTGAATTTCATATTTATTTAGTTTCTCCTTAGAGAAATCTAATTTTGCATGTGTTTCTTTATCTCGTATTAATACTGAACTAATCATTTCAGCATGCACAGATGCAATATCTAATCCATTTTCGATAATTAAATCGTTAAATGTATTAACTAGGTCATTATAGTCTGTAATACCTAAGTGATTGCTTGATTCAATAAGGTCAAGAATTTGTTGTAGAGATTTAGTTAACTCATTGTTTTTTGCCATAAATGTGAAAATTGGTTCTCCATCGTCAAAATCTGTTCCTCGTAGTTTTAATGTTGGTTCTTCTTCAAGCATGTTTTCTTCAGGTTTAGAATTATTTCTGAAATTGTAATATAACTTTATATCAGCTGGTGCTTTGTATGTGAATACTTTTTTGTTTTGATATAAAATGTCAATCTTCTCAGTATAATCTCCAATTTCATCTTCATCTCTGTCTTCAACAGGAACTTTATAAATAACCACTGAAGTGTCAGGGTCTTTAATAAATATAGAGTTCATATTAATTGAGAAATAATCAAAAAATGCTTTCTTACCACTGTAATCCCAATCAATTACTTCAGCGTTTGTTGTAAGTAAATGCTTTGCTGAAAGAAGTTTTTGAGTCAATGGATTTGTTAAAAGCAATACTGCAACTAATCCTGTATTTAAATCTTTGTTAATTTCTGATAATTCTGAACCATAACAAGTTCTGCATACATGCTTTCCACCACATGTGCTTGGGGATCTTAAACCGATATTTTTACCAATTAGTTCTTTATTTCCAGAATGACTTACGGTTTTTAATTCTGATATAATATTTCCATCAGCATCAATATCGTAATAATGTCTTCCTTCAATTTGAAATAGCTTAGCGTCGCTATCAACTTTATAAATAATAAAGTGAGTTGTACCACAATCTTCAAGTAAGTGATCATGATATCTATCGATAAGTGCAAGTGACAATTTCCTTGTTAAATAACCACTCTTTCGTACTTGTTTAGCATTTGTTATTAGCGCCTTACGTGTTCCTTTTGCATTAATAAAATAGTTTTGAAGTGTTCCTAATCCATTTAAATAGTTTGCATTAATTGCAACTGGAATAATACTTCCATCGATATCAGGTTTTAATCCTACAAACGCAATTGCTTGAGTAAGTTGTTTCGCATTAATTCCTGTATCTGCTTTCATAAATGCATGCAATTCTGTATCAGGTCGGTCTATAAAGAATTTTTTTATTTTGTCGCCTAAGTTATTAAATGCATCTTCTATTTCATTAAATTGTAATGAGTCTCCTAACTCATAATTGAATATTTCTCTAGCTTCTGGATCTTCTACAAATAGTCTAACAAAGTCATGGAATGATAAACTGTTTCCAGCAAGAACATTTAGCTCTCCGGAAATGTCAGCCATTTCATTAATTGTTTCAGCCATTGCTTGTCTAAGGTTAGTGAAATTTACTACTTTTTTACTTTTGTCTAATATAAAATTAAAATACCTATTTAAATTTCCTTCTGTGACAGCGTCGAATCCAAAGAGAAACTCTTTAGTCAAGACAACGCCTTTCTCTACAAAAGGTTTCATAATAAGTAAGTTAATTAAAACTCGACCTATGGTTGCGTCGATGATTTCAGGACCAATTTGTATCTTTACTGGATTATTGCGTGCAGCAAAATCAGTTAATACAAGTTCCTTAAGTTCATCTTTGGTATACAAATATTCTTCGTAGCTCATGAAGATATTCGTGAAGTTAAATAATCGCTCTGAAACCATATAAATATATACCTCCTTGTGAAGCGTAATTCTCACATTGCTTCATGTATATAATATATTTTTATATTAATTTTAAAGATTTAAATTTTTTCATGAAAAGTAAAAGAGCCAACTTACGTTAGCTCCTAGTTTACACATTTACACATTTATTTATTTTCCTTTAAAGTTACTAATTCTTCTGATTTTGTTTTTCCAACTTCAGCATATCTTTCTTGAAGTTGATTTTGAAGTTTCTTAGCAAAAATAGTCGTTTTAACAAGTTCTTCATAAAGAGGATCTTGAGAGTCACGAGCTACTAAAAGAGACATTTGATTTTGCAATTTAGTTCTTTTTTCACTTGCGGTTAAGATTATTCTACTGTCTTTAGAAAAGTAATTTTCTTCTAGTAAAAATGCTTCTTTAATCGAATTATAACCTTCAGTTACATCTTCAACAGTAGCGCCAGATTTTAATTCTCCACTAATTCCAGTTGTTACATCTTTAACTTCAGCTTTACCTTCTAAATCAGGTTTAGGATCGTTTAATTGACCTTCGTCATCAAGAGTATCAGAATTAACGTTATTTAATTTATCTCCATTAGCAGGGTCTCCTGCTTCTTCGATAACTTCAGCGCGTTCTTTTTTACCCTCAGCATCAGCTTCGTCATAAGGTTTAGCAGCAACTACACCACTTTTGATTTCAACATCGTGATCTACTTTTTCAGTAGATTCATCTGTCATTGCATCTTTAATTTGAGTGTCAGTTGGAAGAGTTTCTTCAACTACAACTTCTTTAACTTCTTCTACTTCTTTGTGTTCTTCAGTAGGGAATAAGTCGTTATTAGTGTCTGTAGATGTAGCTTTTTCTCCATCAGTTTCTTTAGTTGCAATATTATCAGTCATAGCAGCGTCACCTTTTACAGTTACGTCTTCAACAACTACTTCAGCCACTTCTTCTACTTCTTTGTGTTCTTCAGTAGGAAGAATAGTTGTATTAACAACGTCAGGAGCTTTTGTTTCTCCATCAGTTTCTTTAGTTGCAATATTATCAGTCATAGCAGCGTCACCTTTAGATGTTATATCTTCAACTACGATTTCTTTAACATCATCTGTAGCTCCACCACTCATAAGATCAGAGTTAGTTGCGTCATCAGCTTTTTCTGGATCTTTGTCAGCTTTACCAGTATCAGGGAATAATTTTTTAACAACTCCACCAGCAGCAGGTGCTGCGATTTGAGCTATTCCACCAAGAGATTCTTTAAGAACAGCGTTTAACACGTCTAAAGCCTCTTGAAGTCTTTGAGTATTTTCTTCAGTAAGTTCATCGATTGGTTCATTAATAGGAAGTTCTATTTCAATTTTTTCGGTATATACTTTAATATCTGCTTCTGAACCTGCAGGCATATCAAAATCTTCAGTCTCATTTAAATTAAGACCGCTTAAAACACCATAAAATACTTTAAGAGCTTCTTGTAATAATGATTGTTCAGTTTCACTTAAGTCTGTTGCAAATCATTCACCTTCATTAATAGGAATACTGATAAATACAGCTGCATTTGAAAGTTCAACAGAATTTTCAACAATAACTTCTTCGATTTCTTCTACTTCTTTGTGTTCTTCAGTAGGAAGAATGTCAGTATTAGTTGTTGTAGGTTCTTTAGCTTCGCCATCAGTTTCTTTAGTTGCAATATTATCAGTCATAGCAACATCACCTTTAACTGTAACATCTTCTAGTACTGCGGCACGTTCTTTTTTACCTTCAGCATCAGCATCATCATGAGGTTTAGCCGAAATTTCTCCACCTTTTAATTGTGGTTCAACTACTTCAACAGGTTTAAGATTTCCTTCTGAGTCGACAGTGTCAGAGATTTTTTCAGTTTGTTTAATTCCGACTTTTTTTTCTTCTTCTTTAGGAAGTAATTCAGCTTCTTTTAATTCTTCTTTTTTGTCTTCCTTAGAATCGTCTTCTTTGTCGTCATCTTTTTTATCAGATTTTTCATCATCTTTAGATTCTTCTTTGTCGTCATCTTTTTTATCAGATTTTTCATCATCTTTAGATTCTTCTTTGTCGTCAGATTTTTTAAATTGTTCAGGTATTTCGCCTTCTTCTAATTTTTTATCATCTTTAGAATCTTTGTCATCTTCTTCTAATTTTTTATCATCTTTAGAATCTTTGTCATCTTCTTCTTTGTCATCTTTATCGTCAGATTTTTCATCTTTTTTATCAGAATCTTTATCGTCGTCTTTAGAATCTTCTTTATCTGCAGATTTTTTAAATTGTTCAGGTATTTCGCCTTCTTCTAATTTTTTATCAGCTTTAGAATCTTTATCATCTTTGTCATCATCTTTAGATTCTTTTTCGTCATCGTCAGATTTTTCGTCATGATCTTCATCTTTAGAACCATCTTCTAATTTTTCTGGGGTTTTATCTGAATCGTCTTTGTCGTCTTTCATATTTTTCTTTAACGCTTCAGGAAGTTCTCCTTCGATAACTAGTTCTTTAACTTCTTCGTCTTGTTTATGTTCGTCAGTTGTAAAAATATCATTATTTGTAGTAGTAGGTTTTGCAACTTCACCGTCTGATTCTTTAGTAGCTTCATTATCAGTCATAGCAACTTCGCCTTTTCCTGTTACTTCCTCTTCGAAAAGAGGTTTCGAATCCATAAGGATATCGAAGATACTTTCTAATGATTCATTTACGCTATCTAATGCTTTATCTTTAGCTTTGATAGTATCATCTCCTTCTTTGTTATCTATATTTTTGTTTTTAATTTTTTTATCATCATCAAATTCCCCATCAAATTCAGGGTCTTTTTCTGGATCTGGAGATTCAACTTCAGGTTCAAGTTCTTCTTTTTCATGTTGAACTGCATCATTAAGTAAATGTGAACCATCTGTGTTAAGAGCATTTTTAGAAAGACGATCTTGTTGTTGCTTTTTAGCTTTAGCTGTAATCAAAGCAGCATCACCTTTATCAGCAGCAGCTCTATTTGCATCATCCACATTTTTATTTTCTGCAGCAGTATCAATATTTTCTAAAAGAACATTAGGACTAATAAACTTAGTAGTTGGGTTGTTAAGTTCTTTCAAAAATCTATTTCTTTCTTCCCCAGCAAGTTGCACTAAGTTTTCAACACCATATTTTTCAAGAAGAAATGCCATTTTTTGTTTGGCAGAAAGTTTTGTAGATTCAACAATAACCTCTTTCACTTCGTCTTTGGCTTTAGAAGAAAAAAGATCACTATTTGATAATTCTGGATTTTTTACTTCTGGATCTGATTTTTTAGTTGCTTTTGTTTCTAATTCTTCTAATAATAGCGCTAATCTATTTTCAGATTTTCCCTCGTTAAGAAGACTTTTGATTTTATTTTTATCCATTGTAGAATTCCTCCTTTTTGCAATTTATACATAATCTATATAAATTATTGTTTAATTAACTAAAATGTAAATTCTAAAAGTTTAATTTTATTCTAGTATTATTTTCTTTATATTTAGTGTAATTTGTTTTTCATAACAGTATTGTTTAGTTGACGTATTTTGAATGTGGCCAGTACCATTAAGAAGAGCAGTTGTTAATGTTTGTTCTAATATGTTATCAGTTCCTACTGTTTTAGCATAAGTTCCACTAAGATCAGTAGTCGGATCATATAAAACATTGTAATAATCTATTTTATTTTCGCTATCTAATTGATAGTAATTATCTGCAAATAAGTCCATAATCTCACCCCTTAGTAAATTTTAATATATCCATGAGTTCCAATAATATCTGAAACAGTAATTGTTAATTCTAAAAATTCTGTTGCATTTATATCTAAATATTTAAGTTCATATATACCATTATTTTTATTTTCTATTTCAATTCCTTCATCTATATTAATTATACTAAGTACAACATTTGTTATAGTTAAAGGTGTTTCTATTTTTATAAATTGTTTTTTTACTATTGAAAATTGAGTGCTAGTAGCATAATCATTAGCTCAATCAGTAAAATCAGTTATATAAAAACCATAATCATCAGTTGTTAAGCCATAAGTCATTTCTGATGAAAAATGATATTCTGTTTCAGCTATAAATTGTAATTGATTAGTGTATTGTAAAATTCCACCAGCTATAACATCTATTGGTAGAATTCTAGTAGATGCAGGATTTATAATTTCATTATATGCTGATAATTCAGTATAACCAGTTGGCATGATTTCTTGATATGTTGTAGTTTCATCTTCAAATATATCTATTATTTCAAGTGTCTCAGCTGCTCTAAGAACGGCAACTAAGCCATCATTAGTAATTAGTGTATTGGTTTCAGTAGATCCTGAAATAATGCTCACAGCTCTGCTTGTATATAGCAAAGGGTCATTATAACCAACCTTCGCAGCACTTACAGTATCAACAGTAAAACCGCCAATTCCATCTCGCGTCAAAGATTTTATATCTAATAAAATATCAACATCAAGTACGGTTTTCATATATCGTTTCATTAGAAAGCCACCCCCACAATTAGATCTATAACGGCATCAGAACTAATAACTATATTGCTATCATTAAGTGCTATTAAAATTTGAGTATCTGGGCAGTATGGAAAAACAGTAAATTCATCATCTTCCATATTTACTGTAATGTCTCCTGTAGAATGTATAATAAACATTCCTCTATATATCGGAACATCAACATCTACATTTGCAAGTATATTAGATTTATAATAACATACATCCTTAAATATACCTTCAGCTTCATCATTATCATAGAAGTATTTTTCTATCATATCAAGCACTGAAAAATCAGGTGCAATCTTAATAAAATAATCTTGCATATCTTTATTAATACTCTTCATAGTATCACTCCTTTAATTTGTTCATATAATTTATTGTTCATTATTAAGATAGATCTAGAAAGCAAAAAAAAAGACTTCATTAAGAAGTCTTTATATATTTTATTATTCTTGTATTATACTACTGTATGTATCACTATCACTCTTTAAATACTTTTTAACAAATTTATAAAATTCTCTAGTTGGTATTTTAGAAAAAACTTCTAATAAAAGATAAACGTCTCTTTTAGTGTCCTCATGATACAATCTATAAGGCTCATTCTTAACAAATTTAAGTGGATCTCCACCTTTAAAGTTCTTTCCACCATAAACCATACCAGCACAAATTCCGTCTAGAACATGTTCAACCAAATATCTTTTTGGCATTTTGGCAGCATATGGCTCTCCAAATTTAAAATCTGTCCAATATTCCCAATGATGTCTGTTTCTAGCCTTATGATTAAGCCACATCATAGAATAGCCTTTATCAGCTTTTTCCGCTGAGATTGGGCTTTTGGTTCCTGTATAATACTTAACACTAGTCCAAAATTCAAGTCTAGAATATTTACTAAGATCATGTTTAAGTCCTTGAATAATTAATCCGGCTCTAAAGCATGAGTATGTAACTAACAATTTATGTTTTGTAATAGTTTTAAAATGCTTGAATGCTATTCTAAGTTTATTCATCATTATCTACCAACTCTCTAGTATCTAAATACTTTTTCATTTCATTTGCAACTGTATGCTTAGAATCTACTCCATCAATTTTTAAAAGTTCTATCCATTTTTCTAAGTTTTCTATACATTCTTTAGCCATTTTTAACCTCTAAATATTTATTTGTTAATTTAATATTTTCTTTCATTTCATACATAATTGGTTCTATAATTGTTTTAGCAAAGAAGAAGAAATGTGAATATTCAACATATTCATTTCTGCATCTCTTAAAAAATGGTATAAAATATTTTTCAGTATTTTCAACTTGAAGTTTCTTGTGTTTAATACTAGTATCTTCTCTCATTGAACTAAAATTATGAATTCTGTCTGCTGTTTTTACTAAGCACGCGCCCTCATTTTTAAATATCCCATCTAAATATTCATTCATTGCTTTATCATCTTTTTTGTAATTGATTCCTTTTTTCTTAGATAATAATTGTACCATTTCTGCAATGTTCTTATTAAACATCGTTTCAACAAATTTTTTAGTTACTCCTGGTACATCTTCAATATAATCATGAAGAATAGCAGCAACAATAGTATCTTCGTCTCTAATTCCAAAATTTAACAGAACTTGAGCAACATCTACAAGATGATGGTAATAATGAGAGCCATCATGTCGAGAGTATCCATTTTCAATACACATTTCATTAATTACTAAATGAGTAGCTTTTAAACCGTTAGTGTATCCTAGTACTTTTAAATTCTGTAATAAAAATTTAGTTCTACTTGATAATGACATAATTACCTCCTTCTACCATTTAACTCGTAAAGTAAACGGCCAATTTCCAACATAGTCTGATACATATAAATTATAACCAATATCTTTATATTTTTTAATAATTTTTTCTAATTCTTCTGTACTAAATGCATAGCCAAGTATATTTACATCAGCATAAGTATTATGAATTCTAGTAGCGTATATAATTTCAGTATCAATGCTATCTATTAAACTTGCAAGAGATGCTTTGCGTGCTTCTTTACTATTTAACATAATTTTCATCCTTAATAATAGAAGGAACTATTAAGTTCCTTCATAATAATTGCATACTGCGCCTTTTTCTCGAATAAGAATATCTAATAAATCTGGCATTTCGTTATACCCCTTTTTTGGAATAATAAATTCTTTACCTTCGATATTTAAATTCTCTGCAAAATCAGTGATATTAGTAATTTCGTCATCAATAAAAACATTCCATGATATTCCAAGCTTTTTAATATAATCTGATTTCTTTTCAGCTAATGGAACTGGAATAATTTCAATCTTTGAATGATTAAAATATTTATTAATAAATTTCTTTTTTGATTCTAGCATTACGTCATCCACATAACGAGTTAAAATATAAACTTTCTTAACCCTTACATGTTCCATAAATGCTCTTTTCATAATTGTTTTACGAGCAAAATCTGTTGGTGCTAAGCGTGAATATAAGTCTGTAGAAAAGAAATCACCTGTTATCAAACTATAAATAAATTTTTTAGTTTGCTTAAGTTCGTCTTCCTCTAAATTTTTATACTCATCTTTCAACAGCCATTCTGAGATTTTATATATGGGTCTATTAAATACACCTTGATCCGTAAGTGGGCCAAGGTCGTTAAAGAACCGACTATATTTTCTCCAATTTGCACGTATTTTATTGTACTGTGCGGGACTGATATCAACTAGAACTTCGTCCATGTCAATAATAAATGTTCCTGATAATGCGCTTACGTTCATAGTCTTTTCACTCCTTTATTTAGTAGTCTTCTTCTTCTGAATGATTATTTTCATTTAATTTTAATAATAATAATAGATCCATATAATTATTTCTTCGTGCATATCTAACTAAGTCGCTAAATAGTGCAGCTTCCATAAACAAATCAGAGTTTTCAGATAAAAAGTCTTCGCTTAATAAATCTTTCATCATTAATATGTATTTTAATGAGTTATATGTAAATGCTGCTGGATTATAAGCTCTTACAATATCAAAGAATGCTCCTAATTGATTCTCAGAGATTCTATTTGTAAAGTTCTTAAATTCAACATCAAACATTTCAGTTGTTTCCTCATAAGTTAGCGTTTGGTCTGCAAGTATTCTCTCAATAAAGAAAATATCTTTTGTTTTGCTTAAAGCAGCCATTAAAAATCTTACGGTTAAAACTTTGTTTCGAAGTATTTTTTCAATTAAAGTAGTAGACCATTTAATGTCTAAGCGTCTATTTTTGAATACATCTCTTGTAAGAAATTCAGCACTCCCAATAAGTATTTCTTCATCTTGTGCTAAAGTTGATTTACTTAGCACTAATTGTTTTGTTTCTGTTGTAAGAACTGCTTCAAATTTTTTATAAAATTCAATTGTCATCTTTTCTGGTCTAGCATTCTTAATTGCTTCATCAGTAAGATCACCACAACCTGCATGAAAGAAATCATGCATTAATGGTTCTAATGACTTCTCGGTGCTCTCAACCCAGAAATTCATATCGAAAAATTCTTGATATAACTGAATCATTTCATATTCTAAATTTGGTGATTTAGAAAATGCTTCAGGTGTTACATATTTTGCAAATGCTATCATAAATTCTTCTGTTAATTTATATTTTGCGCATTGCATGTTGATAAGATTTTGTTTATCCTCATACACATCGAAAATTAATTTAATTGCTTGGATATCTGTATCTTTTACTTTGCTCATAATTTCCTCCCTAGTCGTCTATTGATTTGGTATATTCTTCAATTGTTTCATAATATGTATTGTTAATAATATATCCATTATCAATCTTTTTTACATCATTCTTTATGGCAAACTCGATATATTTTTCTTGCATACGATCTTTAATTATTGGTTGAGATGAATGATACTCTCTGTTATAACTAACTGGAATATCGTTATCATCAAAATTAACTACTCCAGAAATTCCAAAACTCATATTATCATTTTTATTTATATTAAAATTAATCCAAAAATCACCATATTCAAAATAAAATGCTTTCTTTGTACCACTTAGTTCTATTTCAACATAAGGTGCTATTGTTTTTCTATATTTTAATAACTCATCTAATTTTGATTGTAAAATTTCTTTAAACTCATCAACATTTGAAATTATACCATTTAAACTTGCTAATAATATAAGATCATCTGAATCAGTTATTAGTTCTTTACTTTCAATCAAATTATATTTAGTAACATTACCATTAGTATCTATTTTTTCAAATAAACTAGTTTCTGTAATATAAAATCCTAATGGATCTGGGTCCCAAGTTTTTGTTTCTTTATGAATAAATACTGAGCCTTTAATTTGCTTGGCGTTATATGAAGCATAATAATATGATGATTCGCCATTACATGTACAAGGTTTTTTAACATGCACTGCTCTTTCATCAACTTGTAATATGTCATATACAATATTAATTCTATCAATTTCTTGTATTTTATCATAAATAAAACCTGAAGTACTAGTTACTACAACTTGTTCTCGATCACACATTATTCTTCCTCCCAATTAGAATACATTTTTCCATCAGCTCTGAAAATCTCATATCTCCCATGACTATCTTGGCATGATGAATCTAAATATACACTTGTTTTACTACCGTTATATTTATCCACAATTGCATAAATATTAGATAGATCTTTCATTTTATTCTTTTGTATCCATTTATTTGTTTTTTCATCTGCAGTATCTTGTAAAATCTTAAATGTAATTTGATCATAACCCATTGGACTAAAGTTCGTTTCATTTAGAAATTTAAAATCTTCAGTTAATAACACAACTAGACGATTTGTTCCATTGTTTAATCTTGGATAAGCCCATGCAGATAAATATTCTTTACTATTAGTAATACTATAAGCTAAAACATTTAAGTATGGAAGTTTATTTGGCTCAATATTATAATTTTTAGTTTGTAATTCAGTATGAACGCCTTCTAACGCTTCTAAAACATCATGTAACCAATGAATATTCAATGATGGATCTGATGCGCCTGTAATTACAAAATCTTTATATTTTTCTGATGTAGCTTGATATTTTAAAAGACCTAAATACGTGTCTTTATTTGATTTATAAAAATTGTGAAATCTTTTTCTCCCATTTGCCACACACATAGGGCAGTTAAATGGACATTTTTCATACGGCATTGCTACTTGTAAGTTCATAATCTACCTCCCTATAGTGTTAATCTAAATCTTAATAATAACGATTCTGGAAATTTCTTTTCATATGTCTTAAACATTAAGTATACTTCTTTAAAATTATGATCAAACATATCACCTCTAGAATCTGTAAGAGACCCAATAAGACACTTGTAAAGTGTTTCTTTAGAATTATCACCCTTCTTAAATAATGGATAATGCGTTGAATCACTTGTCCATGTATAATGGCCTGAAAGAGATTTTAATTGTATTTTAGCTCCGAGATTAAGTCTAATATTTCTAGCTTTTCCTGTCCACTCATTAGTAAGCGTATGGTCATCTTCTTCTACTGCAGTTTCAATTATATCCATTTTTTCAGCTACTTCATCGAATAGAATGCTTAAATCTTTATCTTCAAAGTATTTATCAAATTTAGCTTGTTTATCAGCTTTTTCTTTTTCTTTTGCTGTTAATTTAGCATCACGTTCTTTTCGTCTCTTATCTTCTTGTATTTGTTTTTCTTTTAATCGTAGTGCTTTTGCTTCTCTTCGTTTCTTAAACATAAATATTCCTCCCTTAAAATAAAGAGAACCCTAAGGTTCTCTTGTTTTATAATTCTATGATATTTGATTTGTATTTTGTAGAGTCAACTTCTTCAGTATAAATACCTAGAGACTCTAACATTATATAACCATTTTGCATATTTTTACTTACCATTGTTCTGTAGTCAATAAGTGGTCTTAGATATTCTGGAATCTTATCTACACCTTTTGGTACAGCAATGACGCTCATTCCAAATCTTGAAATATCAATATCTGGTTCTTGTTCTAAATCTTCATTATAAACTGTTCTCATAATAGCTTTGTATTTCTTAGGATAGTTCTTTTCTAATTCAAGTAATGCTGGATGAACTTTATCCGCAGTTTTTAATTTAAGTAGATTTATTTTTTCTGGTGGTACGATTTGGTTATCTCGTTCTAGAGCATTCCATATAATTGAACCTCTTACTTGTTCGAGAGTAGAAGGATTTTTATATGAGTCGAACATTTCCATACTTTTAGGAAGTGAATATAATAATTCCCCTTTTCGTAATGAATCTTCAATCTCTAATCCAAGAGCATCAAACTTACCAAGTATTGCTCGGATATTAATTTTTTCAGCACCTAGAATATCATCTTTCAATATTTCCGTAAACTGTTCTCTTAATTTCTTAGGAACTGTAGTTTTACGAATTGCAAGACCTTTAATATCTAGAACTGGATTGGTTAACAGTTTTCCAAGTTCACCAGTAATTATACCACTATAATTCTTTTTATTTCTTGTAGCCATAATTCGTTTGTATAAATACTCAGATTTCATATTAATGATTGGTTTATATTCATCTAATAAGCCCATGTTTCCAGTAAGTTTCCAGAATATTTCTTTTAATACTTCTGTAACAATACTAATGTACACATTCATTACTGTCATTTGTTGAACTTTATTTTCAGAATCTAAGTTTAATCCCACTGTAGTCTCGTTGATATAGTTATTTAAATTAATAAATACTGAATCTGTATCTGCAGTGATTGTACTTTTACGCATGTCTTTCATAACTCGTTTGTATCTGTCTTCAAATATTACATTTGAGAAACAGAAGTTAACGATAACATCTTTGAATTCGGCTAATGGCTCAAGCATAGCATCTTCTGGTGTTTCACCATATTTAAATTGAACTAGCTCAGTCATTTTAGCTTTTAAATAAGTACTATCAAATATAAAATTAAGAACTTTATTTTTATAATAAAGTCTATTAATAGTTTCAGAATCTAACTTGTTGATCATGTCTTCAAGTTTGTCTTCAGCTACTGTACCTAATGTTCTAGTCTTACCTTGAAAATACATAAGTAAGTCTGTTCCATCTTTTGGTACATCAACATATCTAAGAATAGTATCAGTTGTTTCTTTTGTTATTGTTTCTTGAACAAAAGTCATAATGTCGTCAAAATCATTAAACTCTGTATTATCAGCTAAAAAATTCTCTAACGATATAATTGCAGTTGTAGTTAAATCTTGACCTGTCATTGTAATAGAATTTTGTACATGTGGATTATAGAACGTTGAATTTCGTTCACCAAGAATTCCATAATAACTATTTGCTAGAACCTTATATGTTAACTGTAAAATTCTGTAGTAAACATACTGTTCTGAACCATGAGGGCTTGCCTCCATCTTTGTCTTATAAATTTTTCGTGAGTCTAATAAGAATTTAAGTGCTGATGAGCTAATATTAATTGAATTTGCTTGATCTTGATACAACACACCGTATCCAGATAGAATGTATTCGTTATTTAAGAATAAATCGATAAACTGCTCTTGTGTCATAACAGTGTTTTCATTTGAAGTATTCGAGAATAGTCTACCATTTGATAATCTTCTTTGTGTATATTTAGTCATTAGAAGATTAACTAAATCGTCTTTAGATAATTCTTCTGGAGAATATATCTTTCTAAGCCGTGAATATTGTTCTTTTAACCATAGATTTTGGAAAGTAATGTTTTTACTATAATCTCTATTTCTAATTTGTAAGTTCATTATTTTCCACGCTCCTGTAATAACAGATTTTGATAATATTTATTACTACTATTATAAAACATATCAGCTTTTAATTCTTTAATAAATCTTGCACGATGTTTTAAAAAATTTCTTTCGTCTTTTTCTAATTCTCCAATATAATGCCCTTGCATAATCAATAATTCATTATATCCAAAAGTTTCTGAATCTGGATTAATATGTTCTTCATATCCAATTGTATATTCATTTTGAACTTTAGCATTTCCAATTATATCTCCAGTTGGAGTTGAAATTGCAAAATTGTTAATAAGCCATGCACGTCTGTCAAACCGACCTTCCATTAATTCTAATATCTTCATTCGTTTTTCATGCCATGTTCCTTCCATCCAACGGTTGGCATGCACCCCTGGAAAGTAGTCTAGTGCCGGAATAAAAAATCCTGTATCTTCGCCTATTGCGAGCATTTGTCGTTGCTTTGCTCCACATATCGCTTTTGTCTCAGCATTCTTTTCTAATATGAGTGAGTCTTCTTCAAGGTCTAAATTCCCGTCAAAGATTAACTCAAATCCGTTTTCTGCAAAAGTCTCTACTAATTCTTCGTATTTTCCTCTATTATTAGAGGCTAGTAATATTTTAATCATTCTGTGTAATCACCCTTACTGTAAGTTATTTTTGATCTGCTATTACTGCTTTCATTAATTCTAACATTTCCTCAGCTGTATTTGCTTTGACTAGTTCATTAATTACATAATTTTTGTATTTAATGCTTTGTCCTGTATGCTGATAATTAAAAAACGCTCTAAATGTGTTTACAATTGCTGGAACTGCTTGTAAGTTGTCTGGTGTATTATTAAGTTTGTCTCCATTAATATGGTCAACATGAAATTTAGTTAAAAATTTCCCATTCCATGACCAGCATACCATACGATGTGCTGAATCTGTAACTTTGCTAACTCCTTTAAGTTTAACTAAAACGTAACCTTTTATAGTAACACTACTTTCAGCTAATTCTAATTCGACCTTAAGGTCACTAATAAATTTAAAATAATACATATCCAAATCTTTGCCAGGTCCCGTACAATTGTTTCCTACAAATATATTTCTGTTTGTATTGTGTTTGTATTCAGCAATTCGTCCATCTGGAAATTCCAGTTTATAAGTTTGCGTAAGGACATCATTGTTTAGTATTTTACATATCATAGTAATTTTTCTCCTTCTTATAATAATATACGCTTATACTCTGTATTATAATATATTATTTTAACTTCTTTTGAAAATTAAAAAAAGAGAAATAAGCCTTTAAGCTTATTTCTTTAATTTTATAAGTTTTATTTAAATAAACCTCTATTTGAGCCAAATATATTTTTTTTAATAATACCTTTACTTCTAGCATTAATTGAATTTGAGTTCATAATTGCTTCTTGAACATCTTTTAATTCTTTGATATATAAGCCTAGAGTGGTTAATCTAAGTGTAATCGTTTGACTTACAAATCTTGCAGAGTCAAATAGGTCATTAATTTTTCTTTGATAAACTGGCGTATATGTTACATCTCCAAAGTTTGCAATTGATCTTCGTTGTTTCCCAAGTTCAATAGTAACTTTATTAAAGATTTGTCCCATACGAGAAAGTTTTTTCTCTAATTTATGAGCATCTTTGATTCTAGGATTAATTACTTGGAGGATATTTATCATTGCTTGATAAGTACCTGCACTATAGAATCTGAAATTAATACCTAAACCTTGAGAAGCAAATAATTGCTTTTGAGTAATAGTTTGAAGTTTTTGTATGATCCCACGTTGTGTTTCAACATAAGCACGTTTTAAACTATCAACATTAATTTTAGTTCTAATTAAATTATCTTTTAATTTACTTTTATTAATGATATCTAATTCAGTAAGATTTCCTTGAAGAGCATAAGCTGGAACTCTACCACTAGAAATAGTTTTCATTGTTTCCTTGAATAGTTCAAGTAATAATTGTAAATCTTCAGTTTCGAATAAGTGTTCTTGATTTGAACCATAAGCATTGTCAAATAGGTCTAAGAAATGAGTAAGCATTTGTTCTAATTCTTGCATTTCTTTACGTACATCAATCATAATTCCTGTTGCAACATTCTTACGTTCTGGTTCTACTGTTTCACCGTAATCTGCTTTATTATAAGGTGCTTCTGTAAGTTCTACGCTTTCACGTAAGTTAGTTCCATTGAAAACATTATTAATTTTTTCAAGAGTATCAAAACTTGCTTGAATAACTGATGCAGCCTTTGGAGCCTTTGGATCATTTGGTAATGTTATCCAACTCTCAATATTTTTAGCTTTTTGTAATCTAGGAATTAAATCTCCTTTAAAGTCATCTGCAGATTTTAATCCGAATAATCGTTGTATTCCATTTGTAAATCCTGAAATAAATTTCTTAACAACATTTCCTAACCAGTCAATTATAGCTTGTAAAAAAAATATAATATTCTTAGGAAATTTCATATCTGAAATTTTAGTAAGAGTTACATTTCCAACTTCTGGTTTATACATTGATTTACCTGAATCAACCATACCGATTAAGCCCATTATAGATGAAGTTAAATCCGTTGCACCTAGAGTAT